AGATAATCTACTAAATCATTTCTAATTTTCATTTGTGGTTTATCAGTAGGTTCTATTAACATCACAGCTGCCTTAATTAATAAAATTTCTTCTATAAACTTTAGTGCTTCATGTGGTCCCATTTATCATCTCCTTTATTTCTTCTAAATTTTTATATGCAAGAAGATTTTCTGACATACTATTAATAGAATCTTTTATTAAATCTCTATATTCGTTTTTTAAATGAAATACTGTTTTGAGTGGTAGAACTTCTACATCAATAAAGAAAGCTGCTGTATCTTCATCTACTGTTAATGTTCTTTCATGTTCTATTCTAAAATATAAATCATCTAGACTTTTAAACTCTGGTTTTTTATGTCTAGGGTGATTACTTAAACTTTTTAAAGATGATATGCCCCATACATGTCTGTGAAATGATTTGCCACTTATCATAGAACGCCATATACCATCACTTGCCCTTACTAACATTTCATTATCAGCAACAGGTTGATGAACTTCTGCTAATGTTTTGCCTTGTACTGTTCTAGGATTCCATGAACTTGCCATTGCAACAAAAGCTGCCTCAACTTTACCCTTGTGCATAATAATAACATCATCAGGTATTTCTAAACCCATTTCTATTATGTCTTTATAAGGTTCTACGAAAGAACCATCTTGAAAAGTTTCTGTATATAATGCCTCAGAAGTTTTTTTAACTAACTTCTTTTCTACAGCAAGGTCTGATTCAAATGACATATCGCCAAGTAGAGTATTATACTCGTTAAGTCTTTCTTCAAATGCCTCTTGAAGATAGTCTTTAAACTTTACAAACTCAATAGGTGTAAACCTAGGACTTGTTGTATATGGTATTTGTACTATTTCTTTTATATTCATAATTAATGTGTCCATTATACAGGACATTCAACTCATTGTCAAGCACTTTTTTAAGTTTTTGTTGGGTCAATAAAATCATCATTCCATCCAAAAGCGTCCTTTACAACTGAAGGAGTTAGTCCTTTATAGACTTGATGTAACTTCTTGTCTTTTGCATGACACATTAATACTGCCTCATCTTTATGAAGACCTTCTAGTATTTGAATGAATAGAGTTTCTTTTCTTGTTTTAGATAATGTATTATCCCCACCAACTACAAAATGCCATAGTTTATTAGATTCAGATTCTAATATAGTATGTTCTGTACCTACTGGTGCCTCATTCTCCATGTAAGGAGGTTGCCCTTCAGGTAAATCCCATTGTATTTTTGGGTCAAATGCACCTTTTAAGATTCTTCTTAAACCAGGTGTATCATTCTCTTTCAAGATTTCTACTTTTTTTGATTTTACTTTTGCATTGTTTATTTTAGTAAATATCTCACTAAATAACAACTTACCTGTACCACCTGTTGCCATACTTTGCATAGCTTCTGGCGACATCAGATTTGGGTTTCTTTCTGCCATAATATTTTCCTCATGTCATTAATATTAATCATTTATCATTTCCAAAAATTATGTATAACACTAATAGTAAAACGGTTACTGATAACCCATAGTTTATTACACATAAAGCCGGTTCTAAGTCCTTTACAAACATATCCTTTTACTCCTTTAAAAGTCATTTATATTGCTCATTAAATTTTTCAACTTATGGTCTATAAAGTATTGTAATAGTTTTGAACTATCGGGTACTTTATATGACCTATAAGTATTTATAATATCCTCTTGTATCACTAGAGGAATCTCATCTAAATCAATCAACTTCTTATTTCGTTGATAATTTAATCTTGTTATACTACCAAGTGGTATGTTATCTAATTCTGCCCACTCTTGTAATCTCTTTTTATGTATGGGTTGTTGTTTCTCACCTGTTACAAAAACATTGTCATCAGATAGTATATTAGGTACACCATCAGAACGGTCACCTTTTATAATCTGTTCATGTAAATATTTCTTTGGGTCTTCATCTTTAATAAATTTCTTTTGAATCGGACTGTATTGATTTACTTCTTCATACTTATGTAATTGTATAAAATCTTTATCACCTGATACTATCATTACTTTTTCTTTATTGTTATGTGCTTCTCTGCATAGTATCGCAATGATATCATCTGCCTCAGAATTATCTACCGATAAAACCATGTAAGGAAAGTTTTCTGCAATCTCATGTTTAACTTCTGTGATAATATCAAAAAGGTCATCCCATTTGTCCGAAGTCTCTTGTGTCTCTAACCTTACTTGTTTTCTTTGATACTTGTAATTAGGAAAGTAATCTCTCCTCCAAGGGTTTGCCGAATCAGCACATAAGATTTGTGTGCCGTATTCTTCTTTAAACTTTAAATTATATCCACGAATACTATTCAACACCATATGTCTAAACATATCTATATTGGGTGCCTTCTGTCCTCTTGTCTGTGCCATATAATTAGATATAAGCACTTGGTTTAAATCAACTAAAATCATTTATCATCTTCCGGTTCTGGAAACTCAAAGTCTGGTTCAAAAACAATTTCTTTTTCACCTTCATCGCCAAAATCTAATTTCTGTCCTGGTAAATCCTCATGTGTTAAAACTTTATTATAATTAATTATCGGCTGTACTTCACCGTTTGCATTGTATTCAATTGTAATTACCTTATCAATCAAAGCTTGTGCAAGATGTTGTTTATCAAAATCTCTAAAAATCATACCTCTTAAAACTTCTGTAACTAGTGCTAAATCGCCATAAAAATGTTTTTTATTTATATCACATCCTATATCTACTAAATGTCTGATTATATCTATGGCACACTCATCAATAGAATGTTCAATCATTTCAGTTTCTTCTTTGTGTAGCAATAATTCTTTATTAGCTTTATCAATAGAATCTTCATCCACAGAATTATCAAACTTCTTCATACCTGGAAAAGGTATTATGTTGTCTTTATCTTTGCTCAACTTTTTCTCCTTTAAAATTGACTAAACCTTTATCATCAAGGTGTTCTATTAATTGATGATACCCACCAACTAATTCGCCGTCAATTTTTATTTGTGGCATTGTTTTAACTTTTTTACCTATATCTTCTAACATATCATCTACTGTTTTAAATTCTTCTAATTTCTTTTCAGTATATTCTATGCCAAGGTTATCTAACATAACCTTGGCTTTAGAACAATAGGTACAATTTTGTTTACTGTATATTGTTACCTTCATCTATTACATCCTCATTTGATGACATTAAATCATCCCACATAGTTTCGTGGTGAGACTTATCTTTAGTTTGATAAGCATCCACAGCCTGTTCTATGGTATACTCATACATCTTGTTAAGTTTACCCATAGGTAATCTTAATCCAACATATGCACGATAATTACCGTCATCTGTTATGGTTACATCTTGTGCAAAGACTTCATACCCACGAACTGGAGTGTTCTCGATAGAATTGACTATGGCACTTTCAACCTCAGTAACAACAGATTTACTAGCAGTTTTACCAACTTCAGTAATGAACTGTTTACTTTGTTTGTTCATTGTGCCTTTTATCATATCAGCAATTTCAGATTTTGCAATCATCTTTGCCTTCTCAATCGCAAGGTTTAAATCAGGCGATACGGATGTACCTGCCCCAAATATACACATACCTTCATGAGTTTTGTCTGTACTACAAACTTCCATACTAGAATAATCTTGCATAAACCAGCCTGGAACTTGTGTAACAAAATCACCAGTCTCACTTTTTAAAGTGTAGATTGGATTATTACCTACTGCACATGCACCTAAAGAAAGTGCTAATACAATTATCATTATATTTTTCATTATATTACTCCTATCACTCTATCAACTATACTATTTATACTACTACTTAGATGTATCACCACTTCTTCAATGGTCAAATCTGTCATAGTAATAACAATAAATCCTAGAGTAAATATTATTACATTTTTTATCATTGGACCTCCCAATCGCCATCTTTTGTAAGACATGCTTTTCCTGGCGTATTAAAAGCATGATTCGGTCTATCATAGTATCTACAATACCTAGGTACATTTGTATCTCTATAATAAAATTCTGAAAATAATTCCCAATAACCTGGTTCATCAAAGTTTTTTCTGCCGTCTGCACAGATTAACTTTTCTTCTTTTGTAACCACATCATCTTTAATTGTTGTTATAATCTTCGTAAAACAATATTGTTGTTTTATTGGTTTTATCTTTGCATGAAATTCATCATCTGCATTTGCAACATTGACTGTATATCCCATTAGAAATATAAATAATATCAATGCAATCCAAGCCAAAGTATGGTCATTAATTTTCATCTACTCACCCACTCTCCTGTGTAAGGATTTTTATATGGTTTTTCTAACCATCTACCATCTGGCATTTGACATGCCGTCCCAAATTCTGTTCTTCTATCAATATTACCCATGCCTATAACAGGCCAAGGATTTGTTATATCAACGGTCACATCATAATCAACACATTTAAAAGGTCCTTGATAGTATAGACTTGTTGTTTTTATTATACCACTATTACCTGTCTTTCTGTTATGCCAATTTGTATATGATGAACCACTTGTTGCAACATTCATATGGTCTACAAAAGTAGCATAGTGAACATCATAGTCTGATTGATACATCATTTCAGCACCTGCAAGAGCACCACCTAAGGTACACATTGCAATTACATATGGATTATCAATCCCTGCTGATACACAGGCGACTGTCGTTGTTGTTGCACCTAGACCGGCGCCGATATGTGACCGTGTTGCCAAACATCCTTGTAAGGACAACCCAATCAATACGATAGCGAATGTTCTAAGCATTCTTTTTTGCTGGATACTTATTATATTTTCCTTTATCATTTGCTATCTCTCTACATAACTGTTGTATGTCTTTAATCATCATGTCAATGTCTGAATCATCTGCTTTTCGCCTTACATCATCCTTATGACCATATTTTGCTATCCTTAATTCTTCTGCCTTTTCGTAAATTACTCGTACTTTATCGCACATTGAACTTATTTTGTGATACATTAGAATTGCCTCCAATTTGTAACTGATTATCATAGGGTAGGTGCCCTTTCGGGCACCATTCTCACATTAAGAACTGTAAGCGAAACCTGTACCATAAAGTTTCTTGATACCAGCAGCCACAATCGCTTTAGACGGAGTGCCTACACGATATGAAGTGTTGTTACCATTAGTACCTGTGTTTTCATTGATATAAATCATATGTCCTTCTGAGCGTAATGTATCAATCATTGCTCTAGGTGATGTTAAATCAAATCTACTTCTAAGTGTTCTCCAGAATACTGGTTCACCTTTGTTAAGTAGGTTAAGTACTTTTTCTTTTTTGCTTAGTCTAGCTCTTGCCATTATATTTTCCTCGTTGTTGTTATATAATTGTGTTTTAAGTCCACATGACTATTACATTTATAGTAATTCTGTCCATTATATGGTATTTCAAAGCGTTTGTCAAGCTTTATTTTCATTATTTTCACTATCTAATAATAATACAATATAATGTATTGCCTTTAATAAATCTTTACGGTTTTTACCGTCCTTCTTACCATATCTGCAAAGATACTTAATCGCATTTGCCTGGCAGAAATCTTTATCTATATCTAAATGTCGCAACATATCTTGAACTTGCATACCTTCTTCTGTGGTACTGTAATGTTGGTTATAGGTGCCTTGTATATAGATACCTATCTCATGTAGTATTTGGTCTTCATTATACTTCATTCATTTCTCCTACGATTCTAGATACATCATCTTCCTTAACATTAGGAACTTCTACTGATACATCTTCAATCATTTGTTCTGTCGATTTATCTTTACTTGTTTTAGTAATCTTCTTCATAGTATATTCTCTCATGGTCATACCATAATTTTTCATACTAACATAATCTTTAGGTGAACTTGAAGACCATGCCTCATATAATCCTTTAAAGTTAAATAGTTTTTTATCATCTGAATTTACTAGATTCTCATACAACTCTGGCATTTCTTGTTCTTGTTCCATGTGTTGTCGGCAGAACTCTGCTTTTTGTTCGTTAGTTTCTAAGGCTGCAAAACCTGTTCTTATTTCTTGTCTTGTTATCATAGTTATCTCCTAAATATTGTTAAACTTAAATTACTTAATTTTGTACAAATCCAATCATGTATATCATTTAAATGAAATGCACAATAAATTACAAATATAAAAAATAGTATTTGTATTATAATCATGAAATCTCCAACATGATTTCTAATTGACCTTTTAGAGTATCAAAATTATTAAACAAATCTGTTGTATCAATCTCAATCTGTTCATCATTGTCTTCATTGTAATCATTAATAACATTGGTAACATTGTCCTCTGCTTGTGATACTATGTTATCAACTCTTTCTCTTAATTGTTCGTATGTCATAATTTACCTCTCCAGTATTACTAAATGTCCGAAGTAATCATCAAAAGTACGGACTAAATTTTCATAGTCTGTTCGTGTCATATCTTCATAGATAGAATCAAAATTGTACTTTCCACCCATACGATTTAATTGTTTACATAAATCGTTTGCAAGTCCTATCAAGCAAAATGCATTACCATCTTGACCTGTTAGGTCGATTATCATTTTATCTGATTGTTGTTTCTTTCGTATTGTCATATTGTCTCCTGTTTGTTAAATGGTATCCACTTGAATATACCTTCTACATATCCTACTCTTGGTTCTTGGTGTGTAGGATTCGTAAACATGGTATTTGCTTCTTTAGGTTTTAAACCTTTCTTATGTGAAATCGTAATGTGAGCTACACCATCATCAACTCTTGTTAATCTTTTTTCATTTTCTGTCAATCTATAAGAATCATAGAACATATCGGTCACCCAAAATGCTTCTATATTTTCATTTTTTCTTAACTCACTAATATATGCATTAACTCTTTTGCCCATTAAATCTCTTAAATTTTCAAAAGTAGTATTATCAGGTTTATATGCAATTGTAATGTGGTCACCTCTGACTACATCCATTGTTGCATTTTTCTTGACAACATCTGTCCAAGTATCATCTAAGACTACTGCAAAATATCCGTTATGATTCATTT